TACGATGGGCCAACGAATCCGAAGTCAGGCATTATCTAAAGAATCCACCAGTAAGAATCCAACCGGCATCGCGCTGCCGACCTGAAAGCAATGCATCGCTAAATCGTGCTGTCTGCATTGGCCGCATATTCGTACGCTTAATTGTGCTTTTTGCTTGTGCTGCAAATCCTGTAATCATCGACGCTTGCGTACCCGACGCTTTGCCGTACATTGGCATTAGTCGTTCAGCCAAACACCATCTAAGGCACATTGTGTAGCCTTGGGGCAGGGTAATCGTGTCATACAGCGTTGTATACCGGCTGAAGATTTGATCGACGAAAACGTGCATTTCGCCTTGCGCTGGGTTTGGCCACACATAAAAGTTACCAAGGGTTTCGCTCGGCTGATAATAGATCGCTTTTGGCCACGGCCCATTAAGCGTCTTGAGCCCGATCATCTCGTAATCTTCGATATTTAATACCGCGACGGGATAATCCAAGCCGCCGTTAACAATCGGCATCCCGTTGCTGTTTGTATTGATCCGTACAAATGCAGAGTTCAGCGTTAGCGGACGTTGGTAGTAAGCGTTAATCGTCGTTGAGGCGACCGTTTGCGAGATGTTGACTGTGTATGTACCGACCTCGTTAATATTGCCGCCTGCGCCCGTTAGCATCGCCACAATGGTCGTGCCTGCCGCAATGCCTGTACCCGCTAAAGTTTGGCCAACCGATACGCCGCCCGAGCTGATGCCGGTTAACGTTAAAGTCGTACCTGAGATCGAGCCTGTGACAATTGCGCCAATCTGACCGCCTGGGCCAATCGTGTATTGAGTCTGCCCAGCCACTACGGGGAAGATAATTTCGTTTTTATAGAAAACCATCATATCTTCGTTTGACCATTGATCGAGCATATCGTTCAGCATATCGAACGCATCTTGCGCGGCCTCTGGAGTCGGATTCTCGCCCGCCTCTAGTGCGCCAATGTCTTTCAATGCTCTCGAAACAATGTCAATTGGCTGCATATTAAACCTTTGGGGTGAACACTTGTGGCATCCAAGGCGCGACCACCGTGTCTTGTTTTAGTAAATTGTCCATCTGTTCTTGCAAACGTGCCTCAATGATGTTTTTACCATCCCTGACCGCGTCCGCTTTAATCCAATCAATTACCATTTCTTCGGTTACATCTTTAAATGGCACGTCACCGACAGAATCAAAATCCCAATTGCCTTCAGTTTCAATAACTTTATCTTCTTCAGTAATTATGACAAAGTATTTGGCTTGCGTAATTTTTTCGCCATCGCCAATAATTGAAAGGATTTTCCAAGTAATCATGCAGTCCTCTGTAGCAAATAATAATAATTGCCGCCGGACAATAAAGAGCCGCCCATTGTTTGCCATGTGCCACTCAAGGCTGGCGTAAAAGTTGACCCTGCTACTGACGTATTGGGCGCATAAGACGTTGCCGAATAAGCAAATGCATACGAACCAATATTGTTATAAATGGGTAAATTTGAAAATGCTAAACCTGTACCATTTGATATTAAAAATTGACCACTTGAACCGATAGAAGTTAATCCTGTGCCGCCGTTAGCTACAGCAAGCGTACCTGCTAGCGTCACAGCACCAATTGATGCCGTAGCAGGCGTTAATCCAGTTGAGCCACCGCTAATAGATGTAACAACGTTTTGACTTCCAACAGTTCCTGAAACGTTATCCCAAGCGCCAATTTGTACTGAGCTCGCATCTTGCAATACAAACTTATATGCCGAGCCAACCGTTAACCAAATTTCATTCGGTACGCGACCATAGGCATCGAGCACAATAGGATTGGTGTTTGCAATGTTGCCTGCGCTTGACGTATAGGTCGCAGCTGGTGAAGTCGTGCCGGCCGCGTAGGTATAAATCATGCCACCCGCTAATGGTTGACCAGAATTGCTAAAGAATTGCCAACCTGCACCGGCAAATGCTGACAAATATACGCTAGACATTATTGAGCCACCCACGTTTTAGTTGTTTCATCCCACACATATAATTTGTCATCTGTAGGCATTGGTATAGGCGCTTGCCATAACCAATTTTCATCAAGAGACCAACTTGGATAAGGCTGCGGAGCATAAAAAACATCATTTGTGGAATCGTAACTGTAACCAATGCCTGCATAATTTCCACGCAATGGTACGCCACCATTTAAATGTTTATTGCCATGGGTGTTGTAACTTGTGGCAATCCATGTGCCAGGTGATGTATCAACAAACGTTTTAAAAAATTCTGGTTCGGCAACTATAACTTGCGTAACTTTACCGTTTACGACTTTTGCATAATGACTCATAATTTTTCCTATGCGTTGTATACGCCGCTTGTGGTGAAAGTATGAATGGTATTCCCACCGACAGAAGTTACCGTACCTCCTGTACCTCTTTGTGCGCCAGCGTAAGAAATAATAACAATACCAGAACCACCTGCACCGCCATTAGAACTTGTATCACCACCGCCGCCGCCTCCGCCCAAATTAGTTGTGCCTGCACTTCCTGCGCCACCAGATGTACCTGAACCACCGCCGCCAACACCGCCCGTGCCTGGGCCAATTGAACCGCCTTGATAACCACCGCCACCGCCGCCACCGGCATAAGTAACTGCTGAACCCGACAAACTATTTGATGTGCCTGCGCCACCATTACCTGCGGAAGCTGCACCAATTGAGCCAACTGCACTAGCACCACCACCACCGCCACCAGCGTTTACTCCACCCGTACCACCTGCTGAACCTTGTCCACTTATTCCAGACCCAGGGGCAGCACTAGAGCCACCACCGCCACCCGAACCACCACCACCACCTGTAGTTGATCCAGAGCCACCACCGCCTGTTCCACCGCCTGTTGCAGTATATGTACCAAAAACAGAATTCGATCCTGATGTTGGGCCAGTTCCCGATATACCACCACTACCACCTGCTCCAACAGTTACGGTATAACCAGTTCCCGAGGCTAATGATGCGGTATTTGTTAATAAACCACCTGCTCCGCCACCACCACCATGATTCCAACCACCACCGCCACCGCCAGCCACAATTAAATAACTAACAGAATAACTAGGTGTTTGATTAAATTGAACCCAAGAAGCGCTAGTTGGATCCCACCATTCAGGAAATCCTGTAGTGCTATTTTTGCGAATCATTCCATTAACAGGGCTGGCCGGACGTTGAGCAGTCGTACCAACCGGAATAATTGCTGCGCCTGTCGTAGTGTCAGACAAAAGTAAAACGCCATTTGAGGCCGGTACAGTAATTGCGAGGGTCGATGCTGTGTCAGACCCTGTAAGTGCGGTAGACCCGCCAGATGCGCCTTGAAAGACAACAGTTCCCATGATATTTCCCTATGGTGCAATAATAATTGATGAGGCAGTCAACGCCCCTGTTGATGGGTTGTATTTTAGTTTAGTTGACGATGTATATAAAGTGCTTAGTGATCCGCTAGATGCGGCTGTAAATGACACATAACGTACGGCATTGGTAGTCGTATCGTCGGTAATTGTTGCGCCGCCCCCTGTTGCTGCAATGCTAATTGATCCTGCGCCATTCGTAATGCTAATGCCTGTACCAGCGGTCAAAGTGGCTCGGGTAAAACCACTACCATTACCAATGTCTAATTGACCATTAGTAGGCGTTGCGGTTAGTCCTGTGCCACCATATGCATAACCAATTGCCGTCGCATTCCACGTTCCCGCCGTTAATGTGCCAACGCCCGTAATGCCCGTATAAGACCCTGAAATTTGTGCCGACGGTACAGTACCTGATGATAGATTTGAAGCGTTTATAGACGTTAAAGATGCGCCTGAACCATTAAATCCTGTTGTGGTCAAAATACCCGTCGATGGGTTGTACTGATACTTAGTTGAGCTCGTGTAAACCGTGGACAATGATCCCGAAGTGGCCGATGCAAATAATGGGTATCTTGTGGCGTTCGTGCTTGTGTCATCAGTAACAGATACCGATGCCGATATAGTCGTCCAACTCGGTGCGCTTGTACCGTTTGACGTTAAAACCTGACCTGTCGTGCCATTAGCAATAAATGCTGTTGATCCTGCACCCGTTTGATACGGTATTTGACTTGCAATCCCGCCCGCTAAGTTCGTTGCAGTCGTCGCGCTGGTTGCCGTGGATGCCGATCCTACCGATAACGTCGATTGTGCGACATATTGCGGTGCAGAAGCGCCTGCCGTTAAAACATAATTTGTCGTACCCAATGATAAAAATGATGTTGCGCCAACACCACTTTGGTAATGCAATGCGCCAGTTGTGCCGCCTGCCAAATTGGTAGCAGATGTTGCCGATGCAACCGCACCGCTAACAATTGATCCTAAGATCGACGTAATCCAAGTCGGATTTGAATACGATCCGGTTGTATAAACGCCGTTTGTCACCGTACCCGCATTGCCGCCAATGGATAAACTTGCGGCCGTTCCGGTCAATCCTGTGCCTGGGCCTGAAAACTGAGTCGACGCAGTAATGGTTGTGCCGCCAACCGTTGATCCGCTGATCGGTGTGCCTGAAATCGACCCGCCTGTAATTGATACATTATTGGCGTTTTGGGTAGACATTGTGCCTAAACCCGAAATCGCTGTATTTGGAATTGTGGTCGAGGCAGTCATTGCCGCCGTACCATTGCCGTAGACGTATCCTGTCAGCGTTGTAGCGCCCGTACCGCCATAAGGCACACCAATAGTCGAGCCATTCCATACGCCCGCTGTGAGCGTTCCTACGCCCGTAATTCCGGTATAACTTCCGCTTAAATATGCCGAGCCAATAATGCCCGATGTAATCTGCGTGCCTGAGATTGCAATCGACGTATTGGTTACGCTTGAAATTTGACCGTATGCATTGGTCGTCAACACCGGCACGCTCGAGGCAGAGCCGTAAGTCGATGCTGTGCCAACAGGCGTCAAGCTAAATTGATATGCGGTAAGCGTTAACCCTGCGCCGGCGGTATAAATTGCGTTGTTAGAAAACTGCGTAAATGTGATTGCAGTCGTACCTAACGTGCCGCCAGGCTGATTAGTGTTGACCCATGAGCTGCCGCCCTGAGTTGTGCCGCTTTGCACAAACAAATATGCCGAAACAATTTCAGCCCATGTATTGGCATCGAGCGATCTAGTCCAAACGCCCGCGGCCGCGACATAAATACCATTGTTTGCAGCTGTGGATTGATTTTTGACCAGTACGCGATCACCCGCGACCGTTGTATATCCATCAATTGTCTGCAAGCCTGAAAGAGTAATGTTGCCAATCGTAGCGACTTGTGCAGGCTGTTTAAATGACAAACCTTGCGCAACAGCATCGACATAGTTTTTATTTGCTATATCTGTGCCGCCTGCTGGGGTTGTAACTAGCTGTCCTGTCGTGGCAAAAATATTGGTGAAAGTACCCGCGCTTGGGGTAGTTCCACCAATAATCGTGCTGTCAATCGTGCTATTTGTAATCGTTAACCCGCTTTGCAACGGGTTTACTGTGGCATAAAAAGGCTGATTTTGCCCGATAAAAGTATTGAAACTGTTATCGAGATTAAATAATGCCTGAACCGGCAGTATATTTTGGTCTACCGTTTTAGCCGGATCAGCCATTAAAACCTCTTACGATTGATCGTTGGTTGATGTTACATATAGAATGCCTGCCACAGCAGAATTACTAATTGCAGTCATTGAAAATGGCGTTGTTGGCACAGCTAAAACAATTGGCTGCGTCATCAATGGCGGTAATACAAACCCGCCTGGCGTACCGTCCGTTGGAAACGTTGCGGCCGGTGCTGTTGCTGCATTCGATACCGCAATGGCAATCGGTGAAGCGCCCAAATTCAGAAAACTGGCAAAGTTAACTTGGTCGTTTGTTGTATCGTTAATCAAAACCGATGCGTGCGAAGTGTTTGTGACACTTAGCGCATAGGTCTGTCCAGCAGGGCGGATTACGCTTGTGTTGGACATGATTACACCGCCGTGGCTGGCAATGGCCCTTCAGCACGAACAATCTGAAAAACATAAGCGCCAGCAACTGGTGTGGCCGATGCGTTTGTAGCATTAACAATTTGAATGCTCAAAATGCCGGTTGTGTAGCAATCACATTCGCCAGTAATAATGCCTGCCGTTTGCACGCCAACAGCACCAATACAACTAACGATGTCGGTTGTTTGCAAGCCAGGTAATGCAAAAGTTTGTACAGCAGATGTATATGATGCAACAGCTGCGGGAGTAATACTTGGTTGAATATAAAACGAGGATAACGCATTGCCGCGTGAGAGGGTAGTAGATGGCATATCTATTTCCTTAAAAATCCCCCCCGACCGAAGCCGAGAGGGAAATTGGATTAGCTGAAGTCGTAACCGTAGACGTAAACGTCAACAGTAGCGGCTGCGCCTTGGGCTGTACCAACGTTCACATACAGGTTTTGACCAGACTGTGCGGCAGTCGATGCAACAGTACGCTGTGACACAACTGTTGAGCTAGTCAACGCAGACAAGGCAGCGTTAGACACGATTGCAGTACCACCGGCAGCTGGTGCAGTAAACACACCGGCAGCGGCTGTAGTCAAGCTAACAGATGCGTTAGTCATAACCACGTTCGACACAGAGTAAGTCGTCGAGTTGATGATTGGCAGAACGGTATCGCCAGTTGCGTTAACGTTTACGCCTTGAAAATAAGCAAGCAAACGAATTGCCTGATTGCTCACCAAACCTTGTGGATGGTTGGTGTTTACAAATGCTGGGCCTGGATTACTCATGATGATTTCCTTTGAATTTTTGATTAACGGGGGGCGATTAACCCCCCACTAAATTAGGCTGCTACGCGGCAAGCGAGCTCAGGATACAGAGGCGCCCAGCCATACAACACATCAAGGCGAGTCGGGATCGAATCGTTGTTGATAGTGTATTGGCGAACAACACGCATCGAAAGACCGATTTCTTTATCGCTTGCACGGCCTGCAAAGTGAACACCCTCGGGCAACTCTAGGTCAGCTACAGCCAAGGTAAATGCATTGCGATGCATTACGATGTTCTGTGGGCTAACAGTACCTGTGTTGTTGAAAGGAGTCACGACAGCAGTCGATGAAGTCGAAGAAACCGACACGTTTTGGAATTGACCGGCAGTAATGATTGCAGGCGAAACCGTAACCGATGCCGACCCACCCGAAGAAATGGTCACAGGTGCGGTAACAACAAAGTTACGCAGCTTGTTTGAGCCATATGCTTGACGGTTTTGTGGGTTGACAGCGTAAACGTTAGCGATCTGAATCACGTCACCTTGGTTCAATGCGGCAGCAGCAGATGCGGCAGCAATGGTGATCGTTGAGCTTGATGCCCAACCTGAAGTCAACGAACCAGTAAAGGTGGCGGTGTTGGTCGACAGGGTTGCAGATGCATATGAACCAAAAGTCTGGCTCACAACGTTCTGATCCATCTTCCACTTCATACCGGCCGAGTCAACGCCCATCAAACCTTTTTCGTATTGCTCGCTGATTTTGGCAGCAGGCATAAACAGACCTTTCAGACTGTCAACGATAGTGGCTGATGTAAAGGGCTCAACTAAGCATGAACGGCGACCATCGCGTGGAGCACCTTCAGAATCAAGGTAAGCACCGGCGGTCAGATAAGTAATCAAACCAGTTGGAGGCGTACCAGCAGTACCAACGATGTTGGCGGTGTTGTTTTTAGCCATCACCAAACCGTCACGGTCGATTTTGTTG